AACAATGTAAACATGGTGGACACAGGCACACTGTGTGGCCCTGCCTCTCAGCCTGGCAAAATCGAGTACACACTTGAGCTAGACGGCTATCAATCCTGGGACGATCCCACAGCGGCAGGGGGCGAAGCCCTCGCGGCCTACCTGTGGCGAAAGCAAAGGGTTACGGTGCCGTTCAAGCTCCTAACCAAGAATGCCCCTGTGGGCCTCACAAACCCAATCTTTGAGGGGCAGTGTGTGTGTGTTCCCCCCGAGGTTGGGGGCACAAGGGAAGCGGCAGCGGTATTCACCTGTGCTCTGCCGATCATCGGCACACCCACACAGAGCACCTCGGGCACCCTGCCCCTTGCGGCAGATGAGGCCACCTCAGCGCCCACAAGCGCCCCTAGCGGCTCGGGCTCGGGCTCGGGCACAAGTAGCGCGGCAGCGTAAGCCATGGCCTTAGATGACCATGTGGGGCGCGAGGTGCGGCAATCCATGTTGGATGGTCGCACCCTCATTTCTCGGCTCACCTTTGGTGACTTCCTCAGGGCTGAGAGCGCCCAAGGCAAAAACCTACTTGGGGAGCTAGGTGGGGATGAGTTACCGAGCCTCAATGACCTTGCCCAAATCGTCTACTCGGCAATGGAGCGCACAGGCCAGTTTGTGGGCACCTATGACGATTGGGTGCGCGCTATCGACGGCTTCCCTGACATAGATACGGACGATGAGCCCGAGGGTGAGGGTGGCCCCGTAGTCGCCCCTTTCCCCCAGGCCACCCCGCAAGAGTCTTTGTAGAGCTTGCCTTAGAGAGTCACATTCCCTACTCGGTGTGGATTGATGAGCCGCCCAGGGCTGTGGTTACCGCCTTGGAGATTCTCAATAACCGCACCGAGGAAATGAATAGGGAGCAACGTAGAGCGGCAGCGCGAGACAAGGCAAAGGCATACCGGTAATGGCCTCTAGTCGCACCACACAAAAGGTACAGGTCAAGGGGATCAAAGAGCTACTAGCTGCCAATAGGAAGCTCCCCAAGGATGCCAAAGCCGAGATGCGCAAAGCCACGCGTGACATTGCCACCGCTACCGCGCGCGAGGCCATGGCAGAGGGCAAAGGTGGCCTACCTGTACAAGCGGCAGCGGCAGAGAGCATCAGAGCGCTCAGCGGGCCTACGCCCACAATCGCGAGCGGTGGCGCAAAACGTGTGACCAAGCGTAAGACTCCCGCGGGTGACATTTTCTTTGGGGCTGAGTTTGGTGGTGGCACCACCCCGAGCACGCGACAGTTTCCGAGGCACCGAGGGCAGAGCGGCTATTTCCTGTGGCCCACAATCAGGAAGCGTAGGGATCGCGATATAGCCCTTTACCGAGCCGCGCTAGATCGCACCACTAAGAAATGGGGTGAGTGATGGCGGGCGGTATTCGCACCCTACTTATCAAGTGGCTCTCAGATACAAGCTCGGTAGAAAAGGGCTCAAAGAAAGCCAGTAGCGCGCTCGGGCGCATTGGCGAGACTGCCGCGGGTGTGTTCACAGGCCAGGGCTTGCAAGAGGGCGCGGAAAAGCTCTATGGCTTTCTCAAGGATTCGACCGAAGCCGCTATGGGTGAGCAGCGGCAGCAAGCTCTACTCGCTCAAACCATGCGCAACACTACGGGAGCGCATAAAGAGCAGATAGAAGCCGTCGAAAAGTACATCACCAAAACTGCCGAGGCCTCGGGGGTATCAAAAGAGAAGCTCTATCCTGCCTTTGAGCAGCTAATCCGAGGCACCCACAATACCGCCCAAGCGCAAAAGCTCTTACACACTGCTATGGATGTGTCGGCGGGCTCGGGCAGGGATTTGGGCTCTGTATCGCTCGCGCTCACCAAGGCGGTAAACGGCAACGTAACTGGCCTACAGCGTATGGGTATCAAGGTCAAAGCGATGGTGCCCGATGCTCACGCGTTGGCCTCGGCTCAGGATGCCCAAAAGAAAGCGCTACAGGAATACTCGGATGCGCTCAGTAAGCATGGCGCTCACTCGGATCAGGCCCGCAAGGCCTATGAGAAGCTCACTGCGGCCAACCTCAAAGTAGCCGAGGCTCAAAAGAAATCCAAGAGCCAAACCATGACGCTAAATCAGGTCATGCAGAGCCTCAATAAGACTTACGGCGGGGATGCTGCAAAGGCAGCGGACACCACCGCGGGCAAAATGCAACGGCTCGGGGTGCAGTATCAAGAGATGAAAGTACAGATAGGTAATGCGCTGCTCCCCGCGCTGGCCGCTGTAGCCGATTTCCTCTTGAACACCCTGCCCCATGCTATAGACGTAGTGGTCCTATGGTTCCAGAATAACTGGACTCAGATATACCACTACATCAGCCCGTTTGTATCGTTCCTCAAGAGCACCTACACAAGCATCAGCCTCATTGTCAAAGGGATCATTCAAGTATTCCAAGGGCTGATTCAGTTTGTTAGGGCTGTGTTCACAGGCCAATGGGGCCAGGCCTGGGACGGTATCCGCAAAATGTTTGCGGGCTTTTGGAACATCATAAAGGGCTATGTACAGCAGGCCTGGGCCTATATCACTCTGCTATTCCGAGTGTACATAGAGAGGCTTGGCCCGATTGTGTGGGCGGGGCTCGTCGCGGTGGCTCAATGGTTCTGGCGCGGCATCCTCCAAATCCTGGCCTATTGGGCTCTGCTCCCTGTGCGGCTGAATCTGATGATGGCTAATGCTCTGTGGCAGTTAGTACAGGCAGCGGCCAACATCGGCACCTCTATGGGCAGAGCCCTATGGAATGGCTTTATGGGTGCGCTCAGCGGGCTCGGTGGCGCTCTCGTCGCGCTATTCAAGGGGGCTCTAAACAGCATTCTGAGACTGTGGAACAGTATTCCCCATTTCAAAATGCCGAGCTTTGACACTCACATACCGTTTGTGGGCAAGGTCGGTGGCTTTGATGTGGGCTTGCCACAAATCCCACTCTTGGCGAGCGGTGGCATAACCACAGGCTCAGGGCTCGCGTTTCTCCACCCTCTAGAGGCTGTAGTACCGCTCAAGCAAGGGCTCGGGAATACATACCACATCACTGTGGAGGTGCCCCCGATGGCTAACCCCGCGGCGGTGGGTGCGGCCACAGTCACAGCCATCAAGGCCTATGAGCGCCGAAACGGGGCCTCATGGCGCAACTAGCGCCCCTCGCGCCGATCCCAGGTAATCAGGTCATCAATCCCGATGCCCCTGTGTGGGCGATGCGAGCGAACGGGGTCACACTCAAAGTAGAGCTAGCGCTTGGGTGGGGCAATGATCCGAGCTTTACCCTTGATGACCCCGCAAACAGTCAGCTAGATACCGCGGTCCTCGGTAGCGCTGATGCGCCCTGGCTTGATGTGTCTTGTGATATTCGCTCCCTTGAGTTTGGCATGGGTGCGAGCAACATAGATGGCCTACTCACTCGGTGGGAAGCGGGCTCGGCACAAATCATCCTCGGCAATGAGGATGACAAGTACAACACTGAGAACCTCGGCAAACGGCTATTGCCGATGGTCAAAGTACGCATCACAGCCACATCAAACGGCGGCTTTGGTGGTGGCCCTACAGGCACAGTCTTTGCCATGTGGTACGGCTATGCAGATAGCTTCACCATGGCTTGGGATGCCGAGGGCGATAGCACAGTCACATGCAATGCGACCGATGGCACAAAGCTACTGAGCAACTATGACGTAGCCGAGCTATCAAACCCTGTGGGCGATGGTGAAACGGCAGCACAAAGAGCCAAGCGCATACTCGATGCCGCGTCATGGCCTGATGGGCTCGGATTCAGCCCCAATGATGGTGGCACCCTCAGAATGGGCACCACAATGGGCGCAGATAGTTGGACTCAACTACTGCTCAATCAGGATGCCGAGCTTGGCGCTACGTACATAGACACAGCGGGGCGCTTTGTGTTCAAGCCGCGCGATGTGTGGGTGACTGACTCACTGAGCGCTACGTATGACGCCCAATGGGGGCCTAACGATTTGCGCTATGAAAACGTCGCGCTCCTATCCTCTGAGACAGAGCTACGGAACATAGTAGGGGCAGCGCGGCCAGGCTCCACAGAGCAAACGGTACAGGATGCAAACTCAATCGCACGGTTTTTGCGCCATACCTATAGCCGCGATGATTTGCCCTTTACTAATGACCAAGACTCACTCACTTGGGCGAATCTTGTCCTACAGACAAGCGCATGGCCCGAGCCCCGCATTGACTCGCTAGAGGTGCTCCCTCAGATCGACCCCAACAACCTTTGGCCTGTGGTTATGAGTGTGGTGTACGGGGCCAAATGGCTTGTCACAATCCAAACCCCTGGCATGGATACCCCCACACAAGCGCCCTGTCAGGTATTGGGGTGGAAGCACAAGATAGACCGCGAGCAATGGCGCATTACCTATGCGCTCATGCAAGCCCCCGTAACTATCCCCTTTGTGTTGGATGGCTCGGATGAGGCAGACACTTTGGACTCTATGCGGCTCACCGATTCGGCCATCACAAGCATCAGCCCACCCCAGGCCACAGGATCAGGCACCACAGGCCTACAGATCAATGGCAAGGGCTTTGCGGGGGCCACCGATGTAAAGGTGGGTACTCAGTCACTACGCGCGGGATTCATTGCCCTTGATACTCGCATCAATGGCTACCTAGACGCGGCACAGAGCCCAGGCTTGGTATCGGTGGTCGTAACGACTCCCTCGGGGGTCATTCAGTCTTACCTCGGCTTTACTCTCACCTAAGGGGCGCGCCATGCCTTGGAAGCAATGGGCCTACCTTGAGAAAGTCTCAAGCGCAGATTTTCAGAGCTACCTACAGAATCAGACTGTGCCGACCTTTACAAGTGTGGCTCAGCGGGATTCTGTGTACACCCCCGCGCCCCCTGCCACAGGTGCGCTCTGTATCACTATTGACACATTCACGGTATGGGTGTGGCGGGGCTCGGCATGGTCAAGGCTAAGCCCTGGGCTCATGGCTGAATATGTGCTCACTGTTCAGCAAACAGGTATAAGCCAAGCGGTAGTAGACATCACAAACCTAGCGGTCACTTGGACACCCCTAACGGGGCGGCTCTATCGAGTCACTATCTCGGGCGGTCAGGCCTACAACAACAATGCTGCCACAGGATCAGGCAGCATTTACATTACCGACTCGGCCAATAACATCATCGCTACTCAGTCATTCAATAGCGCCGCGGGTGTCGTTTCAAACTGGCCGATCAATGTACGCACCCCGAAACTGACTCTGCCCGCTGGCACCCCCGTTACCTACAAGGGGCGCGCTTCCATGACAGTAGGCACCGATCTAAGAATCATTGCTAACGCTACTACTCCCTGGGTCATTACCGCCGAGGATGTCGGCGCTCAATAGAAAGGCACACACAATGACGCCCACAGAGCCCGAGCACATTGAGCCCAATGAGGGTGAGGAAGCCGAGCCCAATGAGCCCGAATCCGAGCCCACAGAGCACCCCGAGGGTGGAGAGGATGAGCAATAACCCCACCATCATCAGCCGATCAGCATGGGGAGCCAATCCCCTAAACACTCCCGCGGGAGGTATCGCAACCCCCGCGCCCGAGGTGTGGTTACATCACACAGCCTCTACGGGCTTGCATGGAGCCTCGGGGATGCGCTCGCTACAGGCTAATGCCCTCAGCGGTGGCTATTCGGATATCCCCTATAACTGGATGGTAGACACAGATGGGCAAATCTACCTGTGCCGAGGCCCCGCGAAAAACTCAGCGGCTACAGGCAATAACAACCCCCGTAGCCATGCCATCTGTGTGATGGGTAACTATGAGACTCAGCAGCCGGCGGCTGATTTACTCAAAGGTGTGGCCTCTCTATTGCCCTATATAAAGGCCAATGGGTGGAGCGCCACAGATCAGATCACAGGGCCACACAAGGATGCCCCTGGGATGAGTACGGCTTGCTGTGGTCGCAATCTGATTGCGCAGATACCCACCATCAATGAAATGGCCCGCGGCATTGTGGCCCCGAGCCCCGAGCCCGCGAAAGGGGGCGCTATGGATTTGGTACCGACCCCGAGCGGCAAGGGCTATTGGGTGGTTGACTCAAAGGGTGCAGTATTCAGCTATGGGGATGCCCGCTACTACGGTGGCGCTAACACACTCCCCAAGCTCAATGCCCCAATCCGAGGCATGGCCGCGCGCCCTCAGGGGGATGGCTACTGGCTAGTGGGCTCAGATGGCGGGGTCTATTCCTACGGCAAGGCCCCATTCAAAGGCTCCATGGGTGGCAAGAAACTCAATAGCCCTGTGTGCGGCATTGACGCGGCCAAGGATGGCAATGGGTATTGGCTCTTAGCCGAGGATGGGGGCATATTCGCTTTCGGCTCTGCCCCATTCCAAGGTGCCCCCACAGGCCTTGTGGCTTGATTGGCTCACTGTGGCGCTCATCATTCTCATCCTGGGTGTAGGCGGTGGAATAACCCTCGGTGTGGTGGCGCTCACTGCGCTCATCGGCAAATCAAGGGAGCGCCGAGCCTCTCAGAGCCGTTCTGAGCCGCCCCGTGCGCGCGGGTGGACTGATCGGCGGGGCAAGCCTGACAGGGGCGCAGAGCCCCACTGAGGGGCTCAGAAAGGAAATGGCCTGATGAGTCACGTACAGGCAGAGTGGCTAGACATAGAGATTGGGGTACTCACTGTGGTAGCGCTCTTGCGCTTCCTCTTGGGTTTCCGCAAGTGAAAGGGGGCAGCTATGGCCCTCACAGCAAAGCAACGAAACGCCCTACCTAGATCAGCCTTTGCGATCCCGAGCCGTCGCGCCTATCCGATGCCGACAAAGGCACAGGCCCGCAAGGCAGGGATCAGTGAAGCTCAGCGGCTCCGCACCCACAGAAACGCCCTGAGCCGAGCGGCTCAAAAGGGCACAGGTGGCAGCTACGGCAAAATGGCAAAGGTGGCGCGAGCCCGCACAGGGGGCAAGCTCGGCAAACGGCGGTAGCTCCCCCCAATGAGAAGCCCCCACAGGATTCGGGGCCTGTGGGGGCCTCTCTACTCTCCCCGCGGTGGGTGGCCTTGGTACCCCACCCCTGAGATAGACCAAGGCCACAAGGCCACTCAGGGGCTCTGAGGCTACCTAGTGATCCCCGCTTCCCTCAAGGCCTCGGCGGGCACGCCCATTTCTCTAAAGGCCCCGTAGCTGATCCCATGCTCGGTGGCCCATTCTGCGCCCCAGGCCATGAATAGCGCCCTGTCGGCATCCTCGGCGGGCTCATAGCTGAGCCGCTCCATACCCGCGGCCAAATCCATGAGCCGTTGCCTGAGCTTGATTTCCTGTATCACAGTCATGGGGGCAGCAAGCTTGCCCGAGAGCACCCCTATGGCTTTCTCCACAATCTTAGGGTCGGTGGTATGGGATGGGAAGCCCTGTAGCGCCCCGAGTGCTACCCCGTAGTGCTTGCCATTCATGCTGTGCTCTTGGCAATCCTCAATAAAGCGCCCTATCGCTTTGGTCAGGGCTGTAGCCCCTGGGCGCTTCCCTTTGCGCTTGGGTGTAGGTGGTGCCTCATGCTGTAGCCGAGCCCGCTTCACCAAGGCCCTAACGTAACTCTCGCTAAAGCCTGTGCCCTTGGCTACTGCGCCATAGCCACCGCTTTGGTACTGCTCCCAAATCAGCGCTAGGTCATCGTCCGTAACTCGCTTACGCCTACCCTGTTTTGATCCTGCCATTTACCCCACATTTCTCCCTCTGCGCTCTCGCGCTTGGCTCCGAATATCCTTGAGTAAATCAAGCCTTAGCTGTGCTCGCGTGGGTGTCTCATCCTTGCCCATGCGGTAATCCTCGGGGTAGACGTACTGCCGAGAGGAAAGCTCCCCGAGAGAATCAATCACATCGTGCCTCTCGGTGGCACACCTAATGCACCTCAAGCTAAAGCGCATACCCCACCCCGATGGGCGCTTCCCATGGGGTATGAAATCCTCCCAGGCATGACCCCAGGTGCGGCATTTCTCATACTCAAAAAGCAGGTGTGCTCTAGCCATCGGAGCGGCTCCCATCGCGGGGTTTGGGGTTGTAGCGGTGCCCACCGGCCCGAGGCATTAGCCGAGAGGCTACGGGGCTTCCCTGATCCCGAGCAAGCACCCTCGGCGGGCTAGAGCCCAGGCCAATCCTGGGCAGTAAATGCGCCCTTTGGGATGGGTATGATGTGGCGGGCTTCCCAGAGGGCGCATACTGCGCGCCCGAGGCCCCTAGGCCATGGAGGTGGCCTACCACATGAGCACCGTAGAGGCAAAGAAACTCGGCTATCGGTATTTGCGGCTAAGCCAAGCTACCGAGGCAAACCAAACCACAATCCCCGATCAGCGCATTAGGTGTGAGCGAATAGAGGAAGCCGAGGGGATCACCATTATCGGTGAGTACATCGACTATGGGCACAGCGCTTTTGACCGCGACGACCCCACAGACAGGCCCGCATATGGGGAGCTACTCGGGGCTTTGGCGAATAACCCCGATGCGGTGGCTGTGGTCGCTAGCGCCAATGATCGGCTATGGCGCGATGACCTAGAAAAAGCGCTCTACACCCACACCGTAGGTAAATCAGCCCCCTGGGTTTTCGTCCCAGGTAATGCCCTAAACCTCAGCAACCCCCATGATGATTTTATTCTCACCATCATCACCGCTGTAGCCAAGCTAGAAAGCGCAATCAAGCGCCAAAGGATTCGGGATAACAAGGCAAAGCAACGGCGCTTGGGGATCAGCACACAGCCTGTGGTGAGCCTCGGATTTGAGGGCACAAGGCATGGCCGAGAAAAAAACGATGGGCTCAAGCTCCATGAGCCTGAGGCTGTGTATGTGCGGGAAGCCGCTCGCATGGTGCTTGAGGGTGTCTCGCTCACCGATGTTGCCCAATGGTTTCAGGCAAACAATGTGCCCAAGGTCAGGGATGCAAATAAGGGCAAGCCAAACGGCTCGCGGTGGCTCGCCCAAGAGGTGCGCTCACTGCTCTGCTCACCGCGCATAGCGGGCCTACAGGCCCATGAGGGCAAGGTGATAGGCGCGCCCGAGGCCTGGCCCAAGATCATTGACCAAGCCACCTGGGAACGGCTACAAGCTCACTTTGCTCAGGGGCGCTATGGGCCTCGGGCCACTCGGGCTGGCTACTACACAGGGTGGGTGCTCTGCGCTCGCCCTACGCCCACAGGGGGGCTCTGTGGGGCCACCATGCGGCGCGGCTCGGTGGGGCGCAAGAAAACTGCGGTGCATCGGTGCCACACATGCGGTAACTCGGTGCCTGAGAGCTATGTACAGGAAGCCTCACACTCATGGCTCTTGGCCTCGGTGGACTCCCCCGATTTTGCGGCCATGGTTGCGGGCACCGAGGCCCCTGACGATTCGGCGCTCATGGCTGAGCTTGCACAAGCTCGCGCCAAAATCGAGCTATACGGCAACATGCTTGATGACGATGAGATAGGGCGCACCGAGTACAAGCGGCTCAAGGCCAAGGCTCAGGCCCGCATAGACAAGGCCACGCGAGCTATCCGCAAGGCGGGCGCTCACTCTGCCCTCACTGAGTACATCGGTGATGGCTCGGCATTGGGCAAGCTCTTGTGCGATCCCGAGCTTTCGGCCACGGCTCACCGCGCTCTCTTTGCGGCCACAGGGCACCATCTGTGGGTAAGCCCTGCCGAGCGTAAGGGGCGGGGGTTTGACGTCAAGCGGCTCAGCATCCTCCCCGATGTAGCCACCGAGGAAGCCGCCTAGCTGGCACCTCACCGCAGCCCCCACAAGGCCCGCTGAGCGCCCCCCCTGCCCGATGTGGGCTCGGGGGGCGCTTTGGTAGATGCCCAGGCCACAGGCCTTGTGGGGCGGCTCAAATCGGGCATAGGGTCACAGCGGGGGCGGGCTCTATGGGGGGGGCCTATGGCCGAGTGAGCATCAAACCCCGCTACGGGGGGGTTGCCTGATCGGCGCTCGGCGCTCATTGTGCCGAGTCTGTGCCTGACAAGCTCCCGCGCGAGGTGCGGCTACGCATAGCCGCCATTGTCCGCGCTGAGATAGAGCGCATAGAGAGAGCGCGAGGCCTTAGGCCCGCGCGCCCAAACAGGGGGAAGCGTAAGGGGGACAAACATGGGTGAGCCGCGTACAATGAAAGAGGGCGCGCTATACCTACTCGGCGCTTTGATGCCCGAGGCCATAGACCACAGACAGAGTGGCGATTTTGTGGAGGTGATGGCCTCAGACGACTACTGGCTATTGAGCCCCGAGGATAGGGCCATCTATGACCTTGCCACAGAGCTAGCCACAGGCTCAGGCCCCCTAGCCCGATTCATGCTCACCGCTGATGGTCATGGCGCGCGCGTGGCTCTGTGTGCCATCACTGTGGCTTTTGGCCCCATGACCTTGGATTTGGCATGACCTGGGCTGAGCTTTCGGCACAGGCAGGGGGTGTGCTGTGGCCGAGCCCCGAGCGCTCATCTGTGCTACCCACCGATGGCATTGTGTGTGAGTCAGTTACCTCCATTCTCAATACCTTGCACCGCATGGGCATTGAGGTATGGAAGCTCAAGGGTGTGGCTCGGTGTGCAATCCGTAGGCATGAAACGGTAGCCACCATGAGTGAAGCCGAGGCCATCAAGTGGGCGATTCGCCAAGAAAACTGGCCCCAGGATTATGAGCTATCCGACACACAGTGTGGCTCTGAGGTACACAAGGCCCTAGAGCTTGAGGTGATGGGAGCCGAGGCCCACACCCCACACCCCGAAGCCGCGCCCTTTGTCAAGCAATGGCGCGCATGGCTCAATACTGTGCGGCCAACCTTTGAGGCTGTGGAATGCACAGTCTTTGACCCTACCTACCTCTATGCGGGCACACTCGATGCCATAGCGGTGATCCCCAATGTGGGGCGCTTCCTGATCGACTACAAAACCTCGCGCAATGAGGAAAACAGAGGCCCCTTTGCCGAGTGGGCGCTACAGCTAGCGGCATACCGATGGGCTCCCAAGGTGTGCCCATTCAGGGTGCAAGTGTCAGAGCAGGAATACAGCGCGCGCTCGGCTCGGCGCTACTACTTGAGTCAGGCCGAGCTTGGCTATGCGCTCCCAAACCCTGGGGTAGATGGTGCGGCCATTTTGCACATCACCCCTACGTCATGGCGTATGTACCCTGTGCGCGTAGATGAGGCTGTGAGGGATGCTTTCTACTACGTCCGCGGGGCTCAGTATTTCTCAGAGGTGATTTCTCGGCGCTCTGTCTTTGGAGCCTACTTAGAGGGAGCGGCATAGTGGATGAGGCTGATGTCCGTATCCTCTGCCAAATGGTCGTTTTCTATGACTACCTGATCCAAGCCGATGGGGTCATAACCAAAGAGTCATGGGAAAAGCAAATGGCAGGGGCTGAGCGCGCGGCGCTACAGCGGCTTATTGACGCGGTGAAACTGTGAATGTCAATGAGCTACCTGAGGCACAAGCCCTATCGGTCAAACACATAGCCCTTAGTTATCAGCTAGCGGGGGTGCCTTTCATCATCCACCTGAACCGCTGTGGGTGCTGTGTGTCTGTGCATGAGCAAGCCGAGCACCCTGTGGGCGGCTACGTCATTGGCCCCGATGGTGGCTTTGATTGGCATGACCTCGCCCATGATTCTGACTCTTGAGTACCTAGGAACATTCACCGCGGGCTACGTGTGTGGGGTGATCGTAGCTCGGGCTTACCTTTGGGGGTTGAAACAGTGAAACACCGCTTTGAGCTAGAGCTAGTGCTTGAGTGTGACGAGAAAGGGGCCAAAGAGTGTGACGCCGCGGGCATTGCCGAGGTGCTCAGCGATGAGATAGGGGGCATGGGCGGTATTTGGGTCACCGATGATGAGGGCAATGAGTTTGAGTTTCACATGGATATCCTTAGCTGTGTGGAAGCCAAGCAATGAGCCGCGGGGGAATGTTCGCTATGGGGGCTTGCTACATCTGTGGCGAGTTTTTCATGTTCAATCCCGAGATTGTGCCCTCCATTGATGGGCAAGCCATCTGTGAGCCGTGCATAGAGATAGTGAACCGCGAGCGCGTAGATATGGGCTTGCCTGAGGTGCATGTGTTCCCTGGCTCATACTCGCCCATGGAGGTGTGAGCCATGCCCATTCTTGATGTACAGCGTAGGGTGGCAGTGATAGGGCACATACGCTTGGGCGAGCGCGTTACCGAGGGCACAAAGACAAGGCCCCGAGCGCTCAAAGGCTTTCGCTTCACCTCACCGCGAGCCGAGCTAATCAATGCGGTGGCACAGGTCTACGGTGGCAAAGCCGAGCGGTGGACCAACCCCGCTACCAAGATTCAAGAGTGGGAGTGTGTATCTGAGGCTGATTCTATAGCCGTTCTTTTACCGCCGGCCGATGTGGCATTTAGTCAGCACTATGAGCTTTGGTCACAGGGTGGCTGTGAGCGCCGATGTGACGGCTTCACCGAATACAAAGGCACCGAGCCCAGGCCCTGTGTATGTGCCGAGCAAGGGCACCGAGACTGTGACTCAGTAACGCGGCTCAGTCTGATCCTGCCCGATGTGGCGCACATATTCGGGGTGTGGCGCTTGGTCACACAGAGCTACTACGCGAGTGGCGAACTACAGAGCGCCATGGAGCTTGCCCTAGGGCTTGCCGCGCGCCGAGGTGAGCACCTCGCACAAGCCACCCTGAGGCTTGAGCAACGGGTAACCAAGCAACGGGGCCAAGAGCCCCACCGCTTCCCTGTGCCTGTGCTTGACGTGTGGCTAGACCTGGGCGCGCTCGGGGGCTCTCAGCCACCCAAGCCCTCTGAGCCCCTGAGCGCCCCTCAGAGCCCCGCCGAGCTTGAGCGGGCACATGGAGCCACCGAGCCCGAGGGAGCGGCTCAGGATGGCCCTGGGGCTTTCTCGGTGGTGAATCTGCCCGAGCCCGCACCCCGCATAGATCGGGGCGCGCCGAGCCCACCCCCACACCCCCTGACCGATGACGGGGCCGTCGCCCCGTCGCTGAGCTTGGCACCACAGGGAGAGCCAAGCGCCATGGAGCCCGCGGGGCCTAGCACCGTACCCGCGGGCTCTGTGGTCGATCACTCAATCAAGGCCGAGCAAGAGCGCACAGGGCGCTACCTCTTTGCGACCATGCACAAGCTCTGGCCGCTTGAACCAAAAGCCGAGACAGATGAGCGCCGCGCTTGCCTCGCAATAATGATTACCAAGGATGATGGGCGCTCATCATGGAAAGAGCTATCTACCGCCGAGCTACTGGCTATCGGCAATCAGCTAAAAGCCATTGAGCAAGGGCTACTTACAATGGAGCCCACAGTAGGCGGCTATGTGTTCACACTCAAAACAACGGCAAAGGGGGTGCGAAAGCTCTACATCACGCGTACTGAAAACGGTGCTTGGCGACATTGGACACAAGAAAGGGAGCAGTAGCGCAATGGCCGAGCTTCAATATGAGCAAGTAGACAGTCTGCCCCCGAGCACCCGCGGTGGTGGCATCGGTGGTGGGAGCCCATACAAGGCTCTCATTCAAGATTGCGTAGACCACCCAGGCACATGGTACAAAACCTCTGCTAACTCAGCCTCACAGGCATACACAAGAGCGGCCACCTTGCGCGGCCATGGCCTCAGCGCTCATGCGCGGGGCTCCGATGTGTATGTGGCCTACGTAGAGAACACAGAGCAAGAGCAAGCCGCGGGCTGAGCCCGCGCGCGGGAAGCGGGGGCGCTTTCGGGGCACCCCCGCTTAGATCGCTCTGCTTTGTGTGTCGGCAAACGGCATCCGACAGCCAAGGTCGGCATCCGACAGCAAAGGTCTATACCCATGGCCGATGAGAAGCAACCCCATTTGCGGGCATTCAAGCCAAAGCCGTTGCCTGAGCCTGAGCATGGGTCTATGGCGTCAGAGGAACATAGGCGGCTACTGCGCGAGGGCAAAGAGCCTTTGCCCTCCATACGCTCCCTAATGAATGAGGCTAATGCTGAGGCTCAAGCCAGGGCCAAGCTTCCATTGCGCTATTTGGGCTCCCTACTCAATGGCGAGGAAGCGCCCTACGATTGGCTTATCCCTGGGATCATAGAGCGAGAGGATCGCGTGATAGTCACAGGGGATGAGGGCTATGGCAAGAGCACATTGCTACGCCAAATCGCGCTCTCTGCCTGTATCGGTGAAAACACACTCACCACAGATGGGCTCAATACGCATAGCCCACTCAGGGTGCTCTACATAGACCTAGAAAACCCCGAGCGGCATGTGGTGCGCGAGATACGCAAGCTCAGGGCGCTACTTGAGCCCCACAGTGAGACTATGCGCTTTGCTCTACACCTAGATACCGCGGGCATGGTGCTTGATGACCCCAAAGACAAAGACAAAGACAGGGCGCTAGTAATAGAGCTACTCGATGCCCACAGCCCTGATCTACTCATCATTGGCCCGCTCTACAAAATGATGGGTGGCAACCCAAATGATGAGCAGGATGCGCGCGAGGTAGCCCGCTTCCTTGATGTGATCCGCGGGCGCTATCACTGTGCGGTCATCATTGAGGCCCATGCGCCACACAATGAAAAAAGGCCCCATGGGTGGGCAGGGTGGAAGCGGTGGCCTGAGCGCGGAATACACCTCAATAATGAGGGGCAGCTAACTAACTGGCGCGGGACTCGGGGCGATTCGGTGTGGCCCGCGGCTCTTGCGAAAGGTTCCCAGGGGTGGCAGTGGAAACCCACCGATGGGAACGGCTCAGGCCCTCGGGATGCGCGCGCAGAGTATGCGGCCACCGTAGAGCTTGAGGTACTGAGGGAGCTTCGCCAAACCCACCGGTGGCTCACTCGGGCACAGATCATTGAGCGCATTGACCGCCGAAAAACCGCTGTATTAGCGGCCATCGCGCACCTATTGGATAGAGGCTCCATAGTGATGCGCCACTTTGAGGTAGTCAATCAGGTGGGGCATCGGCGCGGGGTGCCTCACTTTCAAGTGAACACAGAGCGTGAGCCCGAGATGACAGGTTCCCAAGAGCCCGACCCTATAGGCCCCGAAACCTCGGAACCTGCCGCGATTTTGCCCCTTTTCGCTGAGGATGATGACGATGAGTAACACCCAAAATAAGGCCCACAGAATGAGCGAAAAAGAGTGGCAAAAAAGGGTGCTCAGATATGCGGTATGGGGCAAGTGGGAATGGCAACACACGTTTGACTCTAGGTTCGGGCCTCGGGGCTTCCCCGATCTCATCCTCATAAGAGCGCCCGAGCTAATAGCCGCAGAGCTAAAGACAGATCGGGGCTCACTATCTGAGGCTCAAGTGTGGTGGCTTGAGGCTCTCCATGATTGCGGCATAGAGGCCACAGTGTGGAAGCCCCGCGATGAGCAGCTAGTAAAGGATCGGCTACTACGTCACCCCGTAATGGAGCAACCATGAAGCGCCCCGAGATACAGCAAATCCTAGATTGGAAGCTAGCCAAGGGCCTCAGGTTTGCTCAGGTCTACATAGCCGAGTTAGTGCCATGCAAAGCGAGCAGGGTAACGAGACTACGTAGCAAGCTCGGCTATTGCTCCCCATTCACCAAGAGCTACACAAGCCTTGGGCAAGCCGTAGTCATGCTCGCACTACTCAGGGCACAGGACACAGTACCGAGGCACGCTATCGGCATGATCCAAGAGCTAACCGCGCTACTCGACGCACCCAATACACCATTGCCTATGCACGTTGCCATAAGGCTTGAGCACCCATCACAGTTTTGGGTAGGCAATACAGGCAGCGAACTATTCGCACAGATAGAACACCACAAAGCCGCACTACTCATTGCCTGTGTGCCTGTGCTCATAGAGCATCTATGCAACGGTGCGCCCTCTGTGTACGCTGAGACTCATGGTCAAGCCGAGACTGCTTGATCTATTCTGTGGCGCGGGTGGAGCGGCTAAGGGTTATGCCCGAGCGGGCTTCGCTGTCACAGGTGTAGACCACAGGCCTCAGCGCCACTACCCCTACCGATTCATTCAGGGTGACGCTATGCGCTTTCCACTGGATGGCTTTGATGTGATCCACGCGAGCCCACCGTGTCAGCACTACAGCGCGCTCGCTAAAGGAAACTGGAACCATGATGAGTGGCCCGATTTGATCGGCGCTCTACGGGCTCGGCTTGTGGCATCGGGCTTGCCCTACGTCATTGAGAATGTAGAGGGCTCACCGCTACTCAATCCGATCATGCTGTGTGGCACCATGTTTCCCAAGGTGTATGTGCTGAGGCACAGACTGTTTGAATCGAACGTGCAACTACACAGCCCACCACATAGAGAGCCACACCCTTTGGTCTTTACGCATGACAAGCGCAAGGGTCAATACGGCGCGATCAATCAGGATGAGTCATACGTCATGGTCAATGGTGGTGGCAATGCAACCCTGGCAAACAAACGTAGAGCCATGGCTATTGAGTGGATGAGTGGCCCTGAGTTGAACCAGGCAATACCGCCCGCATACACCTTGTACATAGGCAATCAGTTAGTAGGTGTGTGATGCCTAGACGTGAGAGGCCTGACCTATCTACAGGTGGGTGGCAGCGGTGGGCTCGGGCATTGTGTGATGCGGTAGGCCACTGCCAAGACTGTGGGAAAACTAGGGCAGATGGTGTGCGCTTGAGTGTCGATCATGTGCGCCCCCGTAGTGGGGTTGACGGGTACCGCGTCCTATGTGTTCCTTGTAACAGTAGGCGGGGGGCGGTGGCGCATCCCCGCGATAGTGCGGGGCGGTGGCAGCCAATCTTTGACACAGGATCGTCACAGATGACCTCAGCCGTTCCGCAAACTCTCCCTAGGTTTGCCAGGCCAAGCCTAGAGCCGAGCCCGAGCCGCAAATGGTGAGCCGCATTACGTACACCAAACTCAGTAGGCAACCTGATTGGACTAGCGATATAGCCGCAGACATAGCCAAGGCAGCGGCTAATAGCCCTTGGATCACTGAGGCTGATGACGCGGCGGTCAAAACTGCCATTGAGCTTGCCGTTACGTATCAGGGAGGGCACCCCGAGTGTGCCTCGGCGCTTATGTCGGCGCTCTCACTGCTCGGGCTCACCCCCGTAGGCAGACAGAGAATCAAAGCCCCGCTACCTGAGGATGACAGTAGTGGCCTTGACGCTATCAAAGCCGCTCGGTAATACAGAGCCCCGCTTCTACACTCCCAAACTGAGTGATTTGACGTTAGGGCCTGAGGCTGTGCGCTTCGCCCATGAGGTGCTCGGGGTGTCGCTGTTCCCCTGGCAAGAATGGCTATTTGAGCGCGCCCTAGAGCTATCTAGGCCCTGGGATAACTACACCGAGCCGCCCCCATGGCGCTACCGCACAGTGATTGTGCTTGTGGCTCGGCAGAATGGCAAAACGCTCATGCTCCAAATCAGAGCCCTTGCGGGGCTGTTTTTGTGGGCTGAGCAGCTAGCTATATCGCTCGCTCAGGCTCGGCACATTGCCTTTGAGCCATGGCGCTTGAGCGCCCTGTGGGCTGAGACAAAGCCCGCTCTACGTAAGCACACCAAGGCCATACATTGGGCCAATGGCAAGGAAGCCATAGAGCTACACAATGGCGCTCGGTGGCTTGTGGTCGCGGCCAATCAGGGTGGCCGAGGGCTGAGCGCCGATACTGTCTTTATGGATGAGCTACGGCAGCAAGATTCATGGGACGTGTGGGGAGCGATAGACAAAACGCGCTCGGCAAAGGATTTCAGCCAGCTATGGGGTTTCAGCAATGCGGGCACCGATACAAGTGTGGTACTCAATGAGTTTGTAGCCCGAGGGCGCGGGCTCGCTGATGACCCCGAGCGCAACCCCTCATTTGGCTACTTTGAGTGGAGCGCACGCGAGGATTGCGACCCCGCGAGCCCTCTTGCCTGGGCACAAGCCAACCCCTCACTAGGTTTCAAGATTAGGCCCGAGACTATTGAGGCTGAGCTTGCCACCGATCCCCTGCCCGAGTTTCTCACTGAGCGGCTCTGTGTGAGGGTTACAAGCCTCACTCGGTGGCTTGCCCAAGAGCTATGGGATGCCTGTAGCGACACACAGGCAACCATCCCCCAGGGGGCTCGCGTGTGTTTCTCGGTGGATAGCACCCCCGATGCCTCAATGGTCATTGTGGCTGTAGCCGCTCAGGATGCCGCGGGGCTCATCCATGTGGAGCTAGTACAGGGGATCACCGATAGTGCCTTTGAGTCTGCGCCCTCTCGGCTCATGGCCTACCTGCCCGAGCTATTGGGGCGCTACCCAGGGGCTGAGTGTGTCTACGACCCCCGAGGCCCCATAGCGGGCACCTGTGCCGATCTAGGGCGCTCGGGGCTTCCGATGCGGGCACTCACCACCGCTGAGGTGAGAGAGGCTTGTGGGCGCTTCTATGACCTTGTGAAGCGCCGCGCCCTTGTCCACCGAGCCGACCCCTTGCTAGATGACCATGTGGGCAATGCCATACCTAACCCCCGCGGGGGTGATGCCTGGGTGATGTCTCGGCGCTCAGCCTCGGCGGGGCCAATCACAGGGCTCATTGCCGTAGTGCTCGCCACTCAAGCCGCGCGCGATGAGCCGCCCCCTGTGCCTCAATGGGTGGCCTATTGACATCGGGGCTACTCAAGCTCTATGCGGCTATTCAGAGCGAAAGAGCCCGAGCTACCTAACACACAGGCACAGGCAACGGGCTCATGGCCCCCCTGGGGCATCGGCTCAGATGGCAACATGGATTGGCTGTGGTCATGGATTGATGCGGGCATGTGGGGTGGCGCGCCCGTAGACCTCTCGGGATGGGGGCCACTCTTAGAGCGCGAGATATTGGCGCTCCCTGGGGTTATGTCTGCGCTCTCATTGATTGTGAGCTATGCAGTACAGATGCCCCTAGAGGCCATAACTGAGACTGATGACCCCGCGCCCACAGTCATAGAGCCCACACCCCCAATCTTGCGGTGCCCCTATGGCGATCCCCGAGTCACTACGTACACCCTTGCTGATTGGGTGGAAAACGTAATCAGGGATTGCGCTTTGTGGGGCGATAACCTCGGCATCCTTGGTGATCCTGGGTGGGATGGATGGCCGCGCATCATTTACGGTGTGCCCGCTTGGGCTTGGTCAGTCAGGCTTGAGGATGGCCGAGTTATCTACTCGGTGGGTGATATCGACTACGACCCCGCCGAGGTGTTCCATGTGTCTATCAATCGGGGCACAGGGGAGCTAAGAGGGCGCGGGCTCTTGAGCACCCACCGCGGGCCTGTAGAGGCAGCGCTGAGGGCAGAGCATTGGGCGGCGCGCTATTTCCAATATGGCGCTACACCCTCGGTGCATATCTCGCACCCAAACCCCGATTTGACACAGGGCCAGGCCCAGGACCTCAAGCAGAAATACCTAGATGCCGTCGCGGGCACTCGGCAGCCTGTGGTAACCCCTGTGGGCACAGAGATAACAGTGATCCCCAATGATGCCGAGTCCGCACAGCTAGTAGAGGCTCGGAAATGGAGCAATGCGGCTCTGGCTATTGCGCTCGGTGTACAGCCCGCAATGATTGGCCTTGAGGGGCCAAGCATGACCTACCGCAATATGGCTGATGTGGCACAGATGATGGTGAACACTACAGAAATGCGCTACCTGATCCCTGTGGAGCAGCAACTAAGCGCACAGTGTTTGCCTCGGGGTATCCGAGCCCGCTTCTCGATAGCAGCCCTTGTGCGCCCTGACTGGAATACAAGGATGACTCAAGCTATAGCGGGCTTTGCAGGGGGCCTACTCACTAACGCCGAGGCAAGGGCAATGCTTGACCTGCCCCCCGAGCCCGATTTAGAGACAGAGCCCACACAGCCCGCGCCACAGACTCAAAACCCACCACTCATAGTAGCCGCCGGCACCGCACAAAGTGAGGCGGATAACACACTGCCCGCAATGAATGGGAGCGCACAGAATGCTTGAGCAGCGGCTATTTAGAGCAGAATCAATGGAGGTTACCGACAATGGCCGCAAGCTCACAGGCTATGCGGTCCCCTTTGGCATTGAGGCTGAGGTTGAGGATTACTCATTCCCTGTGCCCTACCTAGAGCGCTTTGAGCGCGGGGCTTTCAAGAATGTTTGCCGTAGCCCATTTAGAGTGAAGCTCTGCTATCTCCACAATGATGAGGCAGATAACTGGGTGGGCTCGGGGCGGCTATTCAGGGAGGATAACGGCGGGCTGTGGACAGAGTGGAAGCTTGACGATCCGAGGAAGCATCCCACCGCGGGGATCATTGCCTACAAGGTGGCTGATGGGCAGCTACCGAGCCTCTCAGTCTCGTTTGTGCCTGGGCGCACCCGCGACACCATGAGGGGTGGCCGCATGGTCAGAATCAGGGAAACAGTCAAGCAGCTAGACCATGTGGCCCTAGTGCCCGAGGGTGCCTATCCCATGCTTGAGCCCGTAGCGGTGCGCTCAAAGCCGAGGGCCTCAAGCGCCGATCGGTGGCGAGAGTGGCGCAAAGGGCTTGACACCCCATAGATAGTTACTCACAAAAGAGCTTGGCCCCCGAGGCCCTCTGTGATACCCGCTAGCTAGGCCCTCACAGAGCGAGCAAAGGCCCCCAAGGTGATCCCGAGAGGCTTTCACCATTGGAGGTGCCTAAATGCCTCAGCCCGTACCGTCATTTATTGAGCGGCTTGAGCGGCAACGCGCGGAAGCCCTGAGCACCATTGACAGTGTGCTTGGCCGCTGTGCCGATGATGACCGCGACCCCACAGAGGTAGAGGAAGCCACGCTAACTGACGCGCGGGGGCGGCTTGAGCGAGCCGACACACAGCGCGGTGAGTGGGTGGGCTTGCTTGAGTCCCGAGCCCAAGGGGATGAGATAGGGAGCCGAGTACAGGGCGCTCTCGCTCGCTCGGCCATTGTGCGCCCCGATGGCATCGGTGGCATGGGCTCTGCGCCCGATCCCGAGTCAGAGCTACCGAGGCTGTTCCGTAGCGCGGGTGAGTACATCTATGACGTAGTTCGCCATCAAATGGGTGTGGAAACTACGCCCCGCCTACAGCGAGCGGTAGCAAATCAGCTACTCGCTAACAACCCAGGCATTGTGCCTGTGCCGATCATTGGGCCAGTAGTAGACACAATCGCGCGCGTGCGCCCTGTGTTTAGCTCGGTGGCGCAAAGGCCAATGCCTCAAGCGGGCTCTAGCTTTATCCGCCCCAATGTGACACAGCACACCACCGCGGGCCAGCAAACGGCAGAAAAGACAGAGCTACCGAGTCAGGCAATGACGATTAGCCCTATCACTGTCAATAAGAGCACCTACGGTGGCACCCTGGATATCTCATTCCAAAACAGGGATTGGACAGACCCCGCAATCCTACAGATTGTGGTGGATGACCTCGCCACTGTGTACGCGCGGCAGGTTGAGACAGCATTCTCAACCTACTTTGCGGCTACAGGCACAGGGGCGCAAACAATCGCCACATGGGATGGCCCTGGGATCACTCACGCGATTGCTCAGGGCACCGCGACGATTCTCACTAACACTCTCCAAGGGGAGTTTCCTGACACCCTGTGGGTGAGCCCTGATGTGTGGGCAAGCTTGGCCTCGGTGTGTGACACCACAGGCAGGCCCCTGTTCCCACAGATTGGCCCAATGAATGCCGCGGGCTCTGTGAGCCCCGCAAACTGGAGCGGCAACGTCTACGGCATTCGCATTGTGGTAGGGCCTTTCTTGCCCGCAAAGACCATGATCCTCGGTGTCTCATCGCTCTGTGAGGGCTATGAGCAGATCGGTGGTCAACTCTCGGTAACTGAGCCCACAATCCTGGGCTTTGTGGTGGCTTACTACGGCTATGTGGCATGGGCGATGGTTCGCCCCAATGCCTTTGTCAAGCTCACCGCGGCCGCGGGTGTAGGCCCATTTGAAGCCGAGTCAGCATCAGCTAGCTCGGGCAAGTAAGCGGGGCGCTTTGTGGAGGTAGCCCAATGAGTACCTATCTCAGCGTAGATGCCCTAAAGGGCTATCTCCGCATTGCGACCACAGACACCATTGATGACGCCCTACTCACTCAGATTGTGGAATCGGTGGAAGCCGAGCAAAGGGCGCGGCTCATAGCCGACACATTCCGCATGGATATTGCCCGCGCTACGCCACTCGATAATCAGGGCTACGCCATTCTCTTTGAGGCTTTCGGTGTGGGAAATGGCCCCTTTGAATGGGACTTTGGGGATGGCACTACAACCACCCTGCCTAGTGGAGTCACCGATACAACCCACACCTACACCACCGCGGGTAGCTACACAGTTACCCTCACAGACAAAGCCGCTAGCTCTGTGCTCGCTACACTCGCGCTCACTATCGCGCTCACTGAGCCTGTCTCAGAGCCGAGCACCGTAGTTACCGTGCCCAATGATGTGTACCTAGCGGCTCTACAGCGCGGGGCTCGGCTCTACGCTCGGCGCGCATCCCCCGAGGGCCTTGTGGGGCTTGGTGAGAGCGGCATAGCCCGCATTCCACCCTATGACCGCGACATAGACGCCCTAGAAGCTCCATGGCGAGCGATGGTGCTCGCGTGACCGCTACCCCCGCACCTTGCCCCACCACCCTCGGGCTCGGCGCTATCCGAGACAAGCTCGCTCAGATACTCGCTGCCTCAAGCTTTGAGGGTAACGCCCTGAGAGTGAATGAGTGGTTTGCCGATGTGTGGACCCCACCATGTGCATTCATTGGGGCCACAGAGGTTCTATTCCATGATTTCAACTACTCGGGGCTCATCACTGCCACTGTGAGGGTGCGGCTTGTGGTGCCGATCGCGGCCAAGCGCCCCGCACAGACCGATCTAGAAACAATCCTTGACGCCTACTACGGGGCGCTCCAAAGCGATACCACACTCAGCGGCTTGGTAAAGCAAATCATCGCGGTAGATGCGCTCCCAATCCTTGTGCCTCATGGCAATCAGGATTTGCCCGCTTATGAATGTGAAACCAAGCTCATCATCGGATAAGGGGAAGCAATGGCAAACCGCGCATTCATTATTGAGAATCCCACAGTAGTTATCGGGCCTGATCCCGCGGACACCCCAGGCACCGCTATTACTGTGACCTGTGACCTAACCCGCGCTGAGATAACCAACAATGTAAACATGGTGGACACAGGCACACTGTGTGGCCCTGCCTCTCAGCCTGGCAAAATCGAGTACACACTTGAGCTAGACGGCTATCAATCCTGGGACGATCCCACAGCGGCAGGGGGC